TTCGCAATTATTATGGCTACTCTCAGTGGGGTCTTTATTCTTTTGCCTGGCCCGCTAGCTGGTATTTCGTGCCTAACTCCTCTGGTAGTTCGTATGCCGTCCTTCAGTTTGGCTCAGACTCGTCGTTCTTCAACCAGAGGTTTGGTAATCTTGAATTTTTGGATGCATACTTTGAGAGTCAGTTTTATCCTTCGGCTGTAGCCTCTAATAATAACACGTATAACCGTGGAAATCTTTTTTCACAGATAGCCCTTTCTGATCTTGGCGTCGAAATCACGGCTTCTAAGAATGGTTATCCCGTCTCTACCATTTATCCTGGAAACATAACATTGTCAGCAGCGGGTCCTGCAGATCAGTTTTCCACCAATCCTGCTAATACGATTGTTACTAACCTTGGTGCGTTTCTTATTGCCCACCCAATGGCGGTTGTACCCTCGAATCCTGACCGCTATAGCAGATTACTTCCCATTGGTTCTTCCGAAGGCGTTTCGATGACCGGAGTGTCAACTATTCCTCAGTTGGCTATCGCTTCTCGCCTTCAGGAATACAAGGATTTGCTTGGCGCTGGCGGTAGTCGTTATAGTGATTGGTTGGAGACGTTCTTTGCTTCGAAGATCGAACATGTTGATCGCCCAAAGCTCTTGTTCTCCGCTTCGCAGACCGTTAACGTTCAAGTGGTTATGAATCAAGCTGGTGCTAACAACTTTGGTTCCGAAGGAGGTTTTCCGGCCCTTGGTCAACAAGGCGGTGCCATCGCTTTTAACGATCGGTTAGGACGACGACAGTCTTATTATTTTCGTGAGCCTGGTTATATGATTGATATGTTGAGTATTCGACCTGTTTACTACTGGGCTGGCGTTTATCCCGATTACCTCCACTATACCGGTGCCGACTATTTTAATCCTATCTACAACGATATTGGATACCAGGATGTTCCGGGGTTCCAGTTCGGTTTTGGAACTACATCCTCCACGGAGACTGTAGCTTATGAGCCCTGCTTTAATGAGTTTAGGGCTTCTTATGACGAGGTTCTTGGTCAGTTGACTCGTTTCCAGGCTGCTAAATCCGCAATCCCCCTTTATTCTTATTGGGTTCAGCAGCGCGTTTTGTCTGCAAGTTATAACAAATACTACTCTCTTTTGTTTACGGATATGGCTCAGGTAAATTCTCCATTCGCGTCCAACGTTGAGGATAATTTCTTTATCAATCTTTCATATTCTGTTCAAAAGAAGAATCTAGTTAACAAAACATTTGCAACCCGTTTGTCTAATCGCTAATATTTACATTTATGCCTCTTGATTGGTTACTGCAAGACGCGCCGACTTATGTTTCTCGCGGTCAGCGCATTCTTTCCGTCCTCGATGGTTCTGGTTCTGTAGAAGTTCTTCCTGGTCGTCCAGATGTGGCGGCCGATCCTTCTGATTTTGATAAGGGTGAAAAGTTTAACCCTGAAATTGATTTTGATCCTAATTCTTTCTCTCGTATGGATAAGTTTGACGGCCTAGAAGTTGGCCAGGAACTCATTGATTCGGAGATTGATAGATCGAAGTCTGGCTCAAAGTCGGCTAACCTTGAAGAAAAATAGTGTATTCTTTACTTGACGATATATGCTGCGTGCGCGGACCCCTTCTGTAAGAGTTCGTGAATTGCTGAAGGTTATTGGTAACGACTGCAGGAGAGGCCGCGCATTTTTCTATCGTTCTTTAAATCTAGTTATCATGTCTGATATTAAGCAACCGTTTTATAAGTCGAAGGCGTTTTGGACGCTCGTTTCCTCTATCGTCGCTGCTTTGGCTGCTTTTTTCCTCGCCTCGTGTTCAGCGCAGGCTAGAATGCAGCGTAGTGGCGTTCACGTTGACACTGTTCGTGTTGATTACATTATTCGTTCTAATAACTTAACTCACGTGTAACATGGTTGCAGCTGCTACGTCTTTTGGCCAGGCCCTTGGTCAGTCTGCTGCCTCTACGGGTGCGACCGGCTTAATTTCCGGTGCTCTTGGTCAGCTTTTTGGAGGCATGAACGCCCGTCGTCAATGGCGTTTTCAGCAAAAGCAAATGAAGCTTCAACAGCAGTATGCTTTGGAGCAAATGCAGAAACAATCAGAACTGTCTTACGCTAATTGGAAGAGACAGTTTGACTACGAGAACGCTTGGAATGACCCCTCGAAGGTTTTTGATCGTTATTTGAAGGCTGGTGTCACCCCTGCAGCCGTTCTAGGCTCTTCTGGTGTTGGCGTAAATGCCACTATGTCAGGTGGTTCCGCTGCCATGCCTTCCGCCTCTGGCCCCGCCGGCGGTGCTCCCGTTAGCCCTGGCGCTTTCTCTGCGGGCGACCCTACTGCTATTGCACAGAATATGCTGGCTGAATCTACGGTCAATCGCAATTCCGCTGCTGCTAATCTTGACAATGCTCAGGCTCAATCTATTAGTGACCAAAATGTTGGCAAACAACTGTATACTCTTATGGCGCAGTCTCGTGTAGCTTTAGATCAGGCAGCCGCTAAGCATAATCTGGCTGTTGCGGATGTTCTTAAAGTGCAGGAAAGTATTGAGAGAAACGCCCTTTTCATCTCTGATGCTACTCTTTTGAGTTCTGTTGATGAAAAAAAGAATCAAGCTGCTCTTGTCGCTGCGGAGGTTCGCCGTCTGAATATTGAGAATGAAAATTTAGGCGTCGTCATGTCCGCGCAAGCGTTTATGATGAAAACCCAGGCTGTTCTTAATCAGATTCTTGGTGATCAGGCTCGCGAGGTCATAGAATCTTTGCGTTTGAATAATCTTGATACTGCTAATGAACTTGTGCGTAATTGGGATAAGCGCTTTGAGGTCGATGTTCCTAACCCCCAATATTCGGCAAATCTTAGAAGTGGAAATCCTATTACTCGCGGCAATCCCGGTCCTCCGTCTTTTAAAATCTCAATGTCTCTCAAGGATTTTTACGACAAGACTGTTGTAAACGAGGCAAACGCTTCTGACTTTCTTCCCGAACAAGCTCGTATTGCCCTTCGCAATGCAAAGGTTGATCCATATATTGAAGTCTCTAAGGCCTTGGTCGGTGCGGCCGCCAGTATTGCCGGTGCAGGCATAATTCGTGGAGGCATGTCACGTGCCGCTGGCACTATTTCCGCTGGTGGTTCTTCGAGTAGCTCTGCAGGTTCCTCGTTAACAACTCGTTATGATTCGCGTGGCAACGTTGTTGGTTACGTGAAAACAGAAATGAATCGCAGTGGCCACTCGAGTTCATACAATAACACTCGTAAATCTCGTTAGAATCGCTGATTTTTTTGCATTTTAGGTTTTTTTTGTTATATTTGCGCTGTAAACCAATAACCTTATTTTTATGAAAGAAGACAAATTTAATTCCAATTCCCTTGTGTTGGACGTCGTTGACTATTTATTCGTCGAATGGCTTGTCCGCAACAGGTGTTATTTGAATTTCGTTGCGAATCTCTCTAGCGGCTCTGGTCGCAACGCCCGGGAGAGAATTCGTTCTCATCTCGCCGTTCTGTTGTGTAGTAGAACTTCGACGATTCGTGATGCAATTGCCACGGCCTTCGTGTTCCCTAATACGCCTGAAGGCATGCCCTATTGGCGTTCTATTGAGCAAGATTGGATTGATTTTCTTGAAAAATTTGATGTTGAACTTTAATTGTTTTTCTTATGACACAGATTCATATTGTTATTCGCCGTATCAACCCCGCCTTGAAGGTTGACCTTGTTCAGATAGGTTTTCTTGAGAATGGGCAGTTTTCGCCCATCTCTCTTGATGCTCTTGGACATACTCCCCTTTCTTACTATATAGTGGATTCCAATATTTCGGACACGCCCTATATTGACCATAGTCATATTCCTAGCCTTATAGAATCTCTGATAGCTCATCCTGATTTCTCGGTCGAATTCTTCGACAATACGCTTGTTCTTATGTTTAGTACCAACTTAGCTCACGATGAAGTCGCGTCGAAAGAAGAAGGGAAGGGGAACTAAAGTAGTCACCCGCCCGCTTGGTGGAAGAGTTCTTTAACTCTCTGAGCCCCAGGAGGCTTCCCGTCTCCTGTGGGCTTTTTTTGTTCACCGGCTCGCCGGTATATCCCAAACGAAGTGAAGCCACGGAGGCCGAAGACGCGTAGCGTCCCAGCCGTTAAGGCTGTCGGCCGGCGAAACGCAGTAGTTGCTGCAAAGTAGTATTTTTAAATTATGGATTATTTTGATTTCAGACCTAGGTTTTCCCCTATTATTAATAGCATTCCTTATCGCTATTCCATTGGCGCATATCGAGGCAAAAAACGAGTCATTATTGCTTGGTTTGCCGATGAAACTCCTGCGGCTGATTATCTTGTTCGCTGTCGTCTTGATCATCCTAGTATTAAATTTGACTGTCTTCGAAGTTTGCTCTAATGGCCTGTTCTTCTCCTATATGGATACGTAACCGGCGCTATTTCGATAAGAAGAATCCTTGTCGCGATGGCTCTGATGTCGCTAAATCAGCTTTGGCCCTTCGTCCCTGGGACGTTGCGCGCCAATGGTTGATGGTTCCGTGCGGAAAGTGTGAAAACTGTTTGCGTCGTCAACGCAATGACTGGTTTGTTCGCCTAGAACGCGAGCTTACTCGCTGTAAAGCTAATAGCCAGCAGGCTATTTTTATTACAATTACAATTGCCCCGGAGCATTACAACGAGGCACTTCTTAATCCTTCTTGGTTCATCCGCCGCTTCAACGAGCGGTTGCGCCACAGGCTTGGCCATTCGTTCAAGCACGCCTTTTTTCAAGAGTTTGGTACTCACCCTGAAATGGGAAATGAGCCTCGTTTGCATTTTCATGGTTTCCTGTTTGGCACAAACGTCCTCTATAACACAATTCGTTCTGCCGTTCGCGACCTTGGTTTTGTCTGGCTTACAAAGGCTACCCACAAGCGCGCTCGTTATTGTGTCAAGTATGTTACTAAGCAAATTGAGTTTAATCCCGAAGAAATTTCGGATAAATATGTTACTGTAGATGGAAATGTTACACCTTTATCTTGCCTCCTCCAACATCGCCGTTATACGCGAAAATTCGTATCTGCTGGCGTTGGTGA